GGATTCTTTAGAGTGCAATAAACCCAAGAAAACTCCTGGACATAAAACCAAGTCTCATGTCGTCAAGGCTTGCGAGGGAGGCGAAGAAAAAATCATTCGCTTTGGACAGCAAGGCGTAGAGGGAGCTGGTAAAAATCCACAGACCGCAAAGGACAAGGCAAGGAAGAAATCGTATTACGCTCGTCATAACGCTCAGGATTCTAACCCTGACAAGATGTCAGCAAGGTACTGGAGCCATAAAACGAAATGGTAAATAGCGTCAAGTGGTAATTTGACGCTAAACTGCGTTAGTTGATTCCACACCAGCATGGCAAAACCCAAGTCCAGCTCTCTTCTCATTGAGTCCAAGCCCAAGAAAACACGGCAAGGACGCTCGAAAAGAACTAAACTAAAGCCAGGACAAAAGCGTTATCGTGGCCAAGGTAAATAAAATCTATGTATATTGGGAGTACTAATTGATACTCCTATGTCGGATCTTTCGCATGCGGTTAATTTAATCCGTAAATACGAAGGGTATAGCGAAAAGGCATACCCAGATCCGGCAACTGGAGAGGAGCCATATACCATCGGGTTTGGGACTCAGTTCTATCCCGATGGTTCTCCCGTCAAGCGTGGACAATGTTGTACTCGTGAAAAAGCCCTGGAGTATCTCTTTCACGAGATCAATGTTATTGACAACCAAATCGCTAAGCTAAATTTGGGCTTGGATAACAGCATGCGCCAAGCTCTGATTTCATTCATCCATTCAGTTGGTTGGGAGCCCTTCTTGTATAGTCACGTCATTGACTGTATTGAAACAGAAGATTTCTGTAATGCCACTCAAGAAATTGGCAGATGGATCTTTGATGAAGAGCACAACGTCATCGGTGGCCTCCTGGATCGCCGCCGGGAAGAAATCAATCTGTTCCTCCAGGAAATTGACGCTAACCCCTGGTCCTCTACGGAAATCTTGTTGACAGCGTTTCGTAACTACAGTGCTGCTCCCCATGAAGTACGTGCGATTCGAGAATTGGAAGAACGGATTAGTCCTTACATCCTTTCTGAATTTGCCAACGCTTTTCGTATTGACGAGAAAAAGTGGGATGATTTCCTAGACCAAGAACTCGATTTGTTGTTTAATAGCTAGGATTAGAATAATTGCAACGAGCAAATGCAGAGCGGAATGGAGAAATCAGTTGAACCACGGGAATTTGAACTCCCCCTGGAACTTCAGTTCGCCATGCGTAAGGCAGAGCTGCAGTCCCAGGAGATGTCCTGGGAAGAACTCCGTTACGCTTTACTTAGCCTCTACCATCAACGCATGATGGAGCTACACGCCATCAAAGACATCATGGCGTCTGAGAACATTGAGATCGACTGGGATCATCCCACTGATTTAGAGTTAGCAGAACTCGCCGCCGCTTGTATGGACGACGACGAGTATGACGATGACGAAGACGAGCTTCAGCCCTTTTGAGATTCGTCTAATTGAATAAGTCTATTGAGGTACCATTGTGCCTTCTTCAGTGATTCTGTCTCGCCTTTATGGCGCTCACGCCACATATACTTGGCAATGCAACCTTTTAGATAACCTCGGAATTCTTCTAAAGTCTGCTGTGACTCGATTGCCTCAATGCATTCAATGGCGCCGTCACAGTAATGCGGTGGATGATTTACCTGATCAGGTTGAATAACTGGAACCTCTTCTTTTGTTGCCCAGGGAACGGGGCACACACCACCAGGGCACTCACTGACAGGCTCAAAGAAATCTTCCGCCATCTTGGTTTATTAAAACCATAGATTAGCGCATCATTCCACGACGTTTAGCAGATAAAAGCACTTCATCTTCCTCTGGTTCACCGAGATCCAAAATTAACGCCTTGGGTTTGGGGCTTGAACCCATCTCAAGACCTTCCTCAGCACTTGGGATATAACCAGTCAGGCCAGGACGCTTTTCTCCACCTTCTAACGCCAGGTTGGTACGCTCAAGACCTTGTTCACTTAGTACCAGGCCCCTGTTGTACTGGTCGTAAAGGGGAACGTCATTGTTTTCATTGGAAAGAGGTTGACCAAAATCGCCTTCGTCAAGACAGCGGCACTTAACTTCATTTTGTACAAAAGAATCTAGAAAGCCTGCGGCAGAATGCATCACGGCGGCTACTTGGTTTACTACTCCTACAATAATAGGATGGCTAATAGATTTAGACCAACTTACGATCCAGGCATCGACTCTGGTACCTCTGGAGCCGAGGTATCCGACTTACGTCCGGAGCAGGCGTATGACACTGATATGCGTCGTCTTCCAGAAGACGAAAGAGGCTCTGCTGCATCCGTTAATCGCAAACAAGATCGTGTTGCGAAATTTATGAAAGCAGCCCGTAGTGCTGGCGAATACCAAAAACGTGCTTTAATTCGTGAACCAACAAGTGCAACACTTGGTGATTCTGGTGGGCGTGCCGGAGCTGTTGGCTACGCCCGTAAACCAGTTGAGCAATTTGGTAAACCCTTTGGTTAAACCTGCGAAAAGACCACGTTATTAGGCTGGTCTTGATACTTGCCTTTCCTGTCCTGGTAAGTAGTGTGGCAAGGATTACCACGATAGAACAGCAGTTGTGTAATCCCCTCATTCGCATAAATACGATTGAAAAGACCAGTGCAGTTACTGATCTCAAGCGTCAAATAACCTTCCCAACCACTTTCGGCAGGCGTGATATTCACCAAGATACCCGAACGTGCATAGGTTGACTTGCCAACAGCAACAACAGTGACGTCCCTGGGGAGCTTCAGACGTTCTTGCGCAACACCTAGGCAGTAACCGTACGGAGGAAGCAAGAAGTACTGACCACGCTCGTCCTCCAGTAGGTCGGCAGGCTTCAAGATGTCAGGATCAAAGTCCTTTGGATCACAATCACCGGCTTGTACTTTTCCAAAAACTAAGCATTGACTTGGTGATAGACGGATGTCATACCCATACGAGCTGAGGCCATAACTAAGGAGCTTGCGTTCACCCTCTTTGTTAATTAAGTGATCCACGAAAGGAGAAATCATTTCCTCCCCTTCGGCAAGTTCTTTGATTTCCCAATCGGCCAGGACGCTCATGGATCCTTGTAATCGTCTTTCAGTATACAGAAATCAAGCGAGAATATGCCCACGCTCTCCATAGATATCTATGAACTTTTGAGTAGCGTCCCCTGACATATCCGTTGGGGGTAAGTAGACAACAAATGAAGTGCACGTCTGGCGCCGTGAAAATTTACTTCCGTCATACTCCTGCAGAACGGGTCTCGTACGCAGTATGCACATTGGGAAGCTAAAAATCTTAGGCTCGTAACGAATCATGTCAGGGCAGTTGCTGAAATACAGACCCTGCTCTATTTCACCAGAGATCCAGGCATGGTACATACGCCGGAACCACACAGCATGCGACGACGTAAGTGATACAGCAGATGCCCTTGTTTTTTTCCAACGAGAAGTCTTCTTATCCCAGAAGTACATACCCGCTGGTGGAAACAAGTAAGCCTTTCCGTACCACTGTTGTGCATTCAGACCGTCATCCGAAGGTGTATAAAAGTTTTCGGCACCAACGTATTCATTTGCGACCTTGGAACTTGCCACATCCAGCGTGATGCCGCCCATCAGTTCATTCGCTGCAATGATTAAATCAGCACTAGTGATTAACTCAATGCCTTCTCGTCGGTTAGAGTTACGCTGGAGACCTTCGTTACTCATTATTCTGAGACTTTGTTGTAGTCAATTTCAAGAAAACGAATACCATCTTTGTCATTGATGATGTAACCAGCCTTTTCCGTAGGATCGATCTTCTGTGCAGCAGAAAGGATACGACGAAATGTTTCAGCTAAGTCACCATTATTTTCACGTTCTTCTTTTTCTTGGGCAGCGTGCAGCTCCTTAAGTGTCAAGAAGAACATACTTCGTTCATCACCCGGCTGGAAGCACATGACACCAGGGCCTTCTACTTCCCACATTTTGCAATATTGCTGACCCATATCCCCGAGAATCAACTTCATCGTTGCATCGAGCATCTTTGCTTTTGTTTCGTCCAGCTCTGGGCCGATCACAGAAGCGATTAATTTTTCACGTCGGTCCATTTTTCCAGTAACCCTTGTCGATTAAGTGATTCTAAAAGCTTTGGCGTCGGTTGGTACATTACAACCAACTTGCCAAGAACACCGCGTTTTTTGACGAGCTTGCCAGTTTCATCCCTTACCTTATCAAATTCTCCGGATCGGATCAAATACTCAGCAACACAACGGAGTCTTCGTTTAAGAGGCAATTCTGCCTGGGGGAATTTACCGCAGATTGTATCTGCTTGCAAGTCCTGGAAAGCAAGACGCAAACGATTAGCAAGAGTCATGCCTGAATTCGCGTCTTCTTCCTCGTAGTTCTTTAGATTTTCTAAATAACGACGCAAGCACTCATCATCGAACGAACCACTGGGAGGAAGGAACATTTCCACCTGACGCACCAAGGATTCAGGCAGCAGTTCCCCGTGGTTCTCCAAGGTTACCTCCTCAATCTGTACACTTTTAAAACGATGCGCCATGCTCGGAAGGCTCCCATGCTTTCTGGTACATTGGCTTGCGATCATGACGTTGCGGATTTAAATCAACCGTTAAAACTTCTGGGTTCTTGGCGAAGGACTGGATCAGTTGGTTCCAAGGGATACGCAACACTGCCTTCTTCTTAGGATCAGGAGAGACGTTGACGTAATGGATGCCTTCCACCCAGCCCTTCTCCGGTTGCTTACGTCCGATTGACATCCAATTTCGAATGGTTTGATCAGAGACCCCAAGTCGTCTGCCACACTCTTCGGTTGAAATGTACTCATCGGCAAAAGCTTCGGGGTTCAAGACGTCTGTTTCACCGCTTGAATAACGGGAGTGCCACATAGAACCAAGGATATTTCTGATTCCTTTTAGTTCATGTGCAATGTCTTCTAAGCTTTTACGAAGTCCGTACTGCATACCTTCACTTGCTTTGTTTAGATGCTAGTCTTTGGGAAAACAATTTGCGACCATGGAAGAACAAATTCCAGCCAGCCAACCTCCGATGCAAGCTCTTCCTCAGATGGAAGGTCAGATTACGCCTGAGCAACTGGAAGCGATGAAGGCTCGCGCCAGGGAACGTGCCATTCAACAAACCATAGCCCAGCAAGCTGCAGTCCAACAGCAACAACCACGCGTCATTTATGTACGGCGTAATTTAACTGTTGCTGAAGTCCTGCTAGTGCTTTTGCTTTCTTGCGGAATTGTAACAGGAATTCAGTGGACTTGGAATACATTATCGAATGTTTTGCCAAAGATTGAGATTAAGGTGCGCTAAATAAGACGATCTATAATTAGAACAAAGGATTGCGCAGTGAAGTAGGTGTCAAACCGTAGAATTTCGGAATTCCCCGCTTTTAACGGGACCGATATTGACGAACAGGATCTTTTGACCCTGGTGCACGTCTTTGAGGTTGACCCTACGCTGCGCAACAAAAAAATTACCTTTACGCAGTTTAGGGCATATCTAGATCAATACTACGCGAACATCACTGGTGAAACCATTACCGGCAACGTTACCATCGCCGGCAACCTCACTGTCACTGGCACCAGCAACTTCACGACAATCACAGGAAGTAATCTGGCCACATTCAGTGGTGTTATCGTCCAGAACAATCTAACAACCTCTGGCACAATCAGCGGTCAAACGATTACTGGTGAGTTTGGTCAGTTTGTGGACATTGCTGCGATCAGCGGCAAATTCACAGATCGCGTCTCAGGTCAAACCATCACTGGTAACACGATACAGGGAAGCAATATCTCCGGTGTTTCTGGTGTTTTCACCAGTTACTTAAGTGGTGCAACCGTTACTGGTGATACGGTACAGGCGACAAACCTGACTGGAGTCTCAGGTGTTTTCACTAGCCAGCTCTCTGGTGCAACAATTACCGGCGATGTTGCGCAGTATGCAACACTGACGGGAATTTCGGGTGTATTTACTAGCCAGCTCTCCGGCGCAACCATCACCGGCGATACGGTTCAAGCGACGACAGGCACCTTTGGCACTCTGGTAACCAGTGGCCATACCGTACAAAACAACCTGACGGTTTCTGGAGATCTCAGTGTTCTTGGTTCCGGTTCGTTTGCGTCTGGAGTCATTATTTCCGGTACTTTAAGTGGCACAACACTTACGGGAACGACAGTTAACGCAACGTCCGGTGTATTTACAAACCTGAGTGGCGCTACGGTTACTGGCGATGTTGGACAATACTCAACAATCACTGGTATTTCCGGAGTCTTCACAAGTCAAGTTTCCGGTGCAACTATCACAGGCGACGCAGGACAATTTGACACGGTTACCGGCAACACCGGTTTATTTACCGATATAACCGGGAGCACGCTCCACATCACGACTCCGTCTGGAGCTACGGCAGCACTTGTATGTTCAGGTGTGGTTTCCGGTGATGCAAACGGTTTTGTTATTCAAGGACCATTGGTAATCTTGCCTTGAACTTAATTGTTCCAGCTAAAATAAGAAAAAAGTAACAACAAAATGGCTTACGGCACTTTAAAGTGTGACAACATCACGTTTACCAATGGCGGTATTGATCAAACGATCACTGTCTCTGGTATAGTCCAATCAATTTCTGGCGATATTACTGCAACTGGTACGATCCAAGGCGCAGCAATTATTGGTACCAGTACTGTTTCAGGTGCCACTGTCACTGGAACAACAGCTAATTTTGTAACCGTATCGGGAACAACGGTCACCGGTACAACTGCGAATTTTGGTGGTGTTATTACCGCTCCAACCATCCGTGGCACTACAACGGTTTCAGGCGCTACTGTTACAGGTACTGCAGGACAATTTACTACAATCACGGGCAGTTCCGCTGGTTTTACCACGGTCACCGGAGCGACTGTCACTGGCACCACGGCTAACTTTGCAACACTTTCAGGTACAACAATCACTGGTGGACACGTCACTACTGCCAGCGGTACGTACACTGGAAATGTAACCGCTGCTGCTTTTGTCCCAACAGGAAGCAGTGTTCCGACCAATGGAGTTTATTTACCCTCCGCAAACAACGTAGCCATCTCGACCAATGGTAATGGCGCGTTGTTTATTGATGAGAATGGAAAGTTTGGTATTGGTACTGCAGACCCTGAAGCCATGCTTGATATTACTCCAGAGGGAGCAAGCACCGCCGTGCTTATTCGGAACAATTCTTCAAATTTTAGCGCGATTGGTTTTCGTCAGTATGCCGGCATAGGCTCGTACACTGCTATTACGGCAAACGCTGAACTTTCGGGGTACTTAGGAATTATTGCTGGCGGTTTCGAAAAAGCCCGCATCACATCGGACGGGAAACTAGGCGTAGGTACCAGCTTGCCAGACGCTCTTTTAACCGTTAATGGCGTAGGCGCCCACGGTCTTGGTTCTGCTGCAGCTCCATCGTTTGCTTTTACTGGCGACCTTAACACCGGCATCTACTCCCCCGGCGCAGACCAAGTAGCCATCTCGACTAATGGCACTGGGCGGTTGTTTGTTGCAGCAGATGGGAATGTTGGTGTCAATACTGCAAATCCGACGGCGGCTTTAACTGTTGTAGGTCAGAACGTTAGCGGTGCGCCTGTCATTCATATTAAAGCTAATCCAAATCAAGGTGATTACGCTCGTATAGCTTTTTTCAAGAGTGACGGTACGACTGTTAACGCAGGCATTAACTCCGACGGTTCCAATGGTTTAGCTTTTACCACAGCTTCAGGTAATCCTTTTAAATTCTATTCTGGCGTTACACAAACC